TTATTTAGTCATTGCTGGTGGAGGTGGAGGTGGAGCTAGATTTGGAGGTGGAGGTGGAGCTGGAGGTTATCGAAACTCTTATGCTTCTGAAACTTCTGGAGATAGTGCTTCAACAGAGACTCCTCTTTCTTTAGATTTAGGCAGTTCATACACAGTCACAGTTGGAGGTGGAGGAACAGCTGGAGCTTCAACTGGAGGATCTGGAACAGCTGGAGCTTCTGATGGTGGAAATGGAAATAATTCAGTTTTTGCAACAATCACTTCAACAGGTGGAGGTGGAGGTGGAGCTGGAGACTCAAGAAATGGTTTAACTGGTGGATCTGGTGGTGGTGGAGCTGGTCGATTTGCTTCAACTGGAGGAACTGGAACTGCAAATCAAGGTGGTGATGGTGGCTCTGTCACAAATCAAGCTGGTCCATACTATGCAGGTGGTGGAGGTGGAGCTTCAGGAGATGCAACAGATGGAGCTGGTTCAACTAGAAAAGATGGTCAAGATGGTTTATCTTCCTCAATAACTGGTTCTGCTGTCACTCGTGGAGGTGGAGGTGGTGGAGGATCTAACTCTACAACTCAACAATATGGTGGAGCTGGTGGTGGTGGAAATGGTGGTCCATCTCAATCTGATGGATCTGCAAACACTGGTGGAGGTGGAGGTGGTGGAGACTACACAGGTTCTTCTGAAGCTGGAAGATCTGGAGGATCTGGCGTTGTGATACTTCGATTTCCTAGTTCAAAATCTATCTCAATTGGAGCTGGTTTAACAAGTTCAACATCAACTGATGGATCAGACACAGTTGTCACATTCACTGCTGGAACTGATTCAATTTCTTTTAGTTAATTTATAGGAGATAAAAATGGCACATTATTGCTTTATTAATGAAAACAACATTGTGGTCGAAGTGATCACTGGAAAAGATGAAAATGATCTGGAAACACTTCCAGAGGGTTTTGCATCTTGGGAAGAATATTATCAAACAAAGAGAGATGGACTAACTTGCAAAAGGACTTCTTATAATACAAATGCAAATGAACATCTTAATGGAGGAACAGCATTCAGAGGAAATTATGCTGGTATTGGTTATATCTATGACTCAGAAAATGATGTCTTTTATGCAGAACAACCATATCCAAGCTGGTTGCTAAATGAATCAACTTGGACTTGGAATCCTCCTATTCCATATCCAGATGATGATCTAATTTATGACTGGAATGAAGAGACAGAAAGTTGGGATTTGGTCGAATGAATCTTGAACTTTTAAGATTTAGCTCAACAAAAGACTCTACTTCTGGGATCTTATCTCTGATCAATGAAGATGGATCAAAGGATTTTCTTGCTTATACAGTAGAAGATCCTTATCGAGAGAAGAAAGTCAAACATATCACACGATTTGCTGATGGTCGATATCAGATCAAGTTCAGATCAGTTGGTGGCTTTCATTCTCGTTATTTAAAGAGATATGGAGCTGACTATCACAAAGGAATGCTAGAGCTTCAAGATGTCAAAGGATATTCAGATGAAGAGTATAAATATATCTTGATCCATTCTGGCAACAGTGCAAACAGTTCCAGTGGTTGCATCATTATTGGAGATACTCAGACAAATAATCAGATAAAAGAGTTTGGTTGGGTTGGATCTTCCAGAAATAACTATTTGAGAACTTATCAGATCATTAGAGATGCTCTGCTCAAAGGTGATGAAGTCTGGATCAATGTGATTGATTATGATCACAAACCAAAGGATAAGATCAACGCTGATCAGACACTCAAGATCGGTGGAGGTATCTTCTGCTATCAATGTGAAACCAAATTCACAATTAATTAATTTAAGAATCGAGGACAACAGTGGCAAAACAATCACTCAAGGATTTTTATAAAAAGAATCCACATAGAACAAAAATTGGCTTTTTAGATCGTGAAGAATATAAGGATCTAATCGAAGAAGCTCTTGATGGCATAAGGAATGGCATCCCAGCAACAATAACTGCTCAATGGTTTATGTCTGAAGCTCCAGACATCAATGTGAAATTTCACACAATAAGACAAGGACTGCTTAATCGTGCCAAAGAAATCTCTTAAAAATTATACGAAAGAAAATACTGTCGTTAAGGGTATAGACAAATCAGAAAAGGTTGCTGTCAAAGTTAAGGATGGCAAAGCAACTGCAAATCTCCCAGTTGGATCATCAGACATTAATGAAGTCTGGAAAATGCTCAAAGAAAGAGGATTTGATCCAGATCAATGGGAGATCCAAAGTCTGACTGTTAATCAATGGGAAGCTCCAGATGTTAATGGTGGCAAACGATTGATGGAACAAACCAAAGCGACACTTAAACAAAAACCACAGTTTTTGGGAGAGTTAATCAGTGCCATTGGAAATCTGGGGAGTCAAGGTTTCAGTCCTCAACCTAAACTCAAAGCTCAAAAGAGCAAACCAGAGATCCTTGTTGTTCTGGGTGATCATCAACTTCCTTTTGCAAACAGGACTTTGACTGAACTCTCCCACTCTTTCTTGCAAGATATAAAACCAGATGGATTGATCTATATGGGAGATCTGATCGATTTTCCAAACCTATCAAAGTTTGAAGCCAATCCAGATTTCACTTCAACTGTCCAACAAGGCATTGATGGTGGATATACAACTCTCAGAGATCTCAGAGATTCAGCTGGATTAAAAAAAGGATCAGAAATGATCTTTATTGAGGGCAATCACGAAGTGAGATTAAGAAGAGCTTTGATCAGCAAACTCCCCCAGCTTTTTGGCATAAAGAATGCTGATGTCGGTGAAGATGAAAAGTCTGTTCTGCATCTAGCTAATTTAATGAGATTTAATGATCTTGGATGGACTTATTGGGATGAGCCGAGTGATGTCTATCCACATCCAGAATATGAGATTGTCAAAGGATTGTTTGCACGACATGGGAACTTCGTGAGAGCAAAAGCTGGAATGTCTGCTCTTGCTAACTTGGATCGTGTTGATGGCTCAATTATACAAGGACACACACATCGACTTGCCATCACTCATCACACAAGATGGACTGGACAAGAGATGAATTTATACACTGCAATTGAAACTGGAACGATGGCAGATCTGAAAGGTCTTGGTTATTCCAAGCAACCAGACTGGCAAGGTGGTTTCATCACTTTGGTTGTAGATAGAAAGAACAACACATTTCATCCAGAACTTGTGATCTTTAATAAAGACACGATCACTTGGAGAGGATTTTTCTGGACTCTGACAAAAAAAGGAGTCAAAACAAATTGGAAAAAGATTTAAAAAAACTGCTTCCTCAGATCATTATCACTGGTCTGATCGGAATTAGTTCTTGGATGTTCACAAGTATTCAAGACATTATCCAGCATCAAGGAAAGTGTGATGCTGAAGTCATCAACTTAAAAGAACAAATGAGAGAACAGAATGCTGAACTTGATATGTTAGAAGCAAACTTCACTGATCTCTTATTTAAGTTGCAAGGTTAAGGAGAAAAATATGTTTAAAGAAATAGACTGGAAAGATCTTGGAGAGCGTTGTGTTGCAACATTCTTGGAGACATTCTTGGCAATGATCACAGCTGAAGCAATGACTGGTGGAGATGCAGATCTTCTCAGATCAGCTTTCGTTGGTGGTCTAGCTTCTGTCTTATCACTGCTTAAAACAGTTTTAAAGAACTACAATGCCAAAAAGTAACGATCCAACTAATTTCACTCAGAAAGAAATGTTGATAATGATTATGGATCGATTAGATGATATGGATCAGAAGATCTCATCATTGTTAGAAGATAAAGTCAGCAGAAAAGAGTTTTATTCTGTTTTAGGTGTCTTAATGACATTTGGCTTGATCTTGGTGGCGTTAGTCTAAGCAACCAAAGGAGAACTTATGTTCTTATGTCCTAAATGCAACAAAGGATCTTGTGAGCTTCGATGGAATACTATCTATCAAGCAACTGAAGTCCATTGCAGAAGATGTGGTCAAGGAACTCTTGTTTTGTCTGAAGAATTTAAAGAAATACATTAATTAAATGGGGGCTTAATGCCCTCATTTTGTTTTTCTTGATCATATTTAGTGTTTATCGTATGCCAGAGGAAAAAGACTTCTTTTTTCAAGTCCTCCCCTTTGCCATAAAAATCATTTAGGTCTTCAACGACCTCTTCTTCTGTTTTGTTCAAAAGAATGTCGATCCAGAGAGAAATATAAGATGGATTTTCTGAAACTTCCTTTGTTGGAACTGGATCTTCTTTTATTTGAATGATGTGTTTGACCTTAGCTTGTTCCCATAACAAATCAGCTTTGCTTTTGCTGAATTCAGTAGTCTGTTTAATAAGAGCTGGAATATCATATCGGCAAGAGTCCTCTGTGCCATACAATAAGAAATCTTCGATCAACATTTTAACTTGTTCAATACTGATATCTTGATATGGCATATCTTTAAACTGTCTCTCAAGATCTAATCTCATAGGTGTGTGGAGCAGAGCATAAGAAAGCTCGGCAAATACACTGACAACATCATCCAAATGATTCTTCACAAAAGATGGCTCATCAGTCTCTTTCTCTTCCCAATACTTCACACCTTTTTGATCTATGGTGATCCCCTTGTCATCTAAATAATAAGCCAATCTGTTTTGTGATAAGCCACAAAGGAACTGTCTTATATAAGCAAATCTTTGTTGAATGGTATCAATTGGAATTTTATTTTTTGTCTGCCATTCCTTTGATCCAAACTCATCATTATTTAAGAAATCTGCATTATTCTCAACTTGATTAAATTCCAACATAATTATTTTTTGTTGTTTTTTAATTTCTAAAAACTTATGGTCAAAAGCAGAACTTGAGAGGGCTAAATCTCGAAGTTCTGCATCTGACTTAAATGTTGGATAGACAACTGAATATGGCTCTTTATTTTTATTTGGAAATACAATTGCAGAAATATAATTAGGAGCTTCTCCAAGATCTTCTTTTAATTTATTGACCTCATCTTTGTTAGTCACTCGATACCAAACAACAACTGTGTGCCAGAGATCAGCTAACGAGAAAGCTCCAAGAAATTGCATTTCAGCAAGAATGTCAAGATTTCTTGAATACCAAAGCAACTTTGTATTATCTAAATGTTTAGCAAATCTTTTCACTGCTGAATTTGTTCGATCAACTTTCTTTTCATATCTATCTTGTTTTGTAGGTATTGGATCAAGAAGTTTGGATCTAATATCAGCAAACTGATTATTCTCTTCAACTAAATCTTTTATAAGATCACGATTTTCTTCAATAGTGAATGAAGAATACATTTGAGCATCAGCTCTTCTTTGCTGTCTATCGGCATTCTTTTCCCAATTTGCAATAATCTGATCTCTAATCTCTTTGTGAGGGAGATCGTTATATTCTTTGATAGTATCTTTGGCACAAAAAGGACAATATGGTTTTTTTTCAAGATTGTTAAATGAATTATGAATTGGATGACCTTTGGCACATAGCCACCAAGTCTTCTTGGTTATATCTTGATCAGCAAATGAAGTTTTATTTTTTTCATTATTAAAGAAAAAAATAGTTGAGCCAAATGAATATGACTCAAAACCAGCTCGACCTAAATTCTCAATTTCCACAATATTAAATTTAGTCGAAATAAATTTCTATGCAAGAGTGTAGGTATAAAATATTTTTTATACCGATATAAACAACTTATTTTGCAGTTGTTGTAGTATTCTTAGAAAATAAGTAGTTCAGTATAAATTAAAGAATATACCGAACTCCTTAGAAAAGGGGCTAAGCGTGGAAACACTTTAGTCCTTTTTTAATTTATACCTTTTAAGGAGAATTATGAGGACAATTGAAAAGATGCTTCTCTCAGTCAGAGAGATCAAGGACATCACAGGATGGTCAATCCCCCATATATATCGATTGATCGAAAACAAGGAGCTTCGTGCTGTTCCAACTAATTCTGATCTAGTTATGAAACCAATACGAGTTGAAAAGACAGAGCTTCTTAAATTCATTCAAGGTGGTGAAAGTGTCTAAAGCGTTCACGAATCTCTGGTATCAACTAGATGCACGAATTCATCAGAAGTTTGAAGTGTTAAAGATTTCACAAACACTCGGCATCACATCAAATGAAATTATTGGAGCATTGTGCAGACTTTGGTCAATGTCTCTGACACAGTTTCCAGAGGGCAGAGGTCGGATGGAAGCTGGTGATCTCAAAGTTGTTATTAATGATCTTCCAAGCATTATGGCACTTGAGAACT